CGCCTAAGGCGGATTATGAGTCCGCTGCATTCACCAGATTGCTAATCTCCCTCACGCAGCGATCATATCAGACTCATCTGCTAATTTCGCTATCTGCCAAATACTTGGCATCACCGTGTCGTTCATGTTGTAATGCCCCTTCATTGCATAGCTTGTGCGCGGAGCGGCCTCCATGCGATGGAAAACAATCTGTCCGATCAACATGCCTGGGTACAAGGGAATTGCGTGTACCTGGCGAATGTTGTGCAGTTCAAGCGTCAGGCGGCTGCCATAAAAGCCGGGGTCAATAAATGCGCTCAGGGCGTGAGAGTATCCTTCTCGCCCACGGCTTGATTTAAGTGCAAATTGCCCGGCAACGTCCTCGGGCATATTCAGAATTTCTTGCGTGCAAGCAAGACAGAATTGACCGGGGCCAAGCAGCCATGGATTTTCTTCTGTATAGCCTTGCAGTGGCGCACGAACAAATTGCTCGCTAACAACTGATTCGATCATTATTTCGTCGCCAAGTCGAACGTCATAGCTCGCTGGGTTGACTTGATCGGGCGAAAAAGGAAGAACCATCGCCTGATCTTTGCACAGGCGCTCTATTTCGTAATCCTGAAGAATGGGCATAGCAGTTCAAGTGCCAATTAATGCCTGGAGGATTCGCTTAACTTTTTGATCCCCTTGCGCAAATAAGCATAGTGCCGAGTGTCCTTAAGTAAAGCGGGCTGCCCGCAAATGCAACAAATGCCTTGCGCTGATGTGCTCGCTCCTTCCCTCGGCTCTCCATAGAGAATTCCGCAACGCGAGCAGCAAGTGTTTGCGGTTACCAGTGTGCGTAGCAGATCAATGTTCTTCAAACGCCGCCTCCGCGATGGCCGGAAAACAGCGACCAAATATTTGCTGGCATTCCTCAGCAATTTCTCGATGCTCCTGCTGAGTGCCATTGCCAGTGCGCAGTTGAATGTAATGTATCCACGACCTCAGTGTGCCGTGCATATATAAAGTCGTTGGCGTACAGAGAGGAAGAATTCGACGAGCAGTTTCTTTTGCTACGCCCTGAGCCAACATTGCTTCGTATACGCCATAGGCTTTACCGATGACGTTTCCTGCTGCAGATCGAAAACGAATCTCGTCGTCTTCGGGTAAATCATCAAAGCTGTTTTGACGATTCTTGTCATCCTGTCGCCGAAATCTAGGAATCTCGGCGATTGAAGTTTGTGAATAGCGAGTGGAAAACTCCTGGAACGCAAAACTGCGATGACGGATAATCTGCGCAGCTATATCTCGTTCGGTTTCTATTTTTAAGCACATTGAAGCCATTTCAAGGCAGCTCCAGTGCTGATGCTTGATAAGGTATCTAATAAGGTTTGGCCCCGTTTCCCAATTGTTCTCATTTTTTGGGTTGCTCACCCTTGCCATTTTCACGATTAATCGTTCAGCGTCTGGCGTGCAATGAACAAGCTCAACCCTCATCTTTCGCCCTCTCGTTTTCAATAAAGCGTTGAGTTAAAACGTACTCGGCAAATGCAACATGCGATGCTGCGCTTTGTTTGTTTGCCGGCGCCATGGGGAAAGAGTCTTTCCAGTATTTCTGAAAAAGCTCCTCAAGCGGCGTGTGATTAGCCATTGACGCTTTCCTCTTTGTTCATGTACTTGTCGGCAAGACCCGTGTAGAGCATGTAAAACTCATGCCCTTTTTTATCTCGCCCATCTTGCAGGAACCAGCCGTCAAGCCGTTCCTGTTTTTTGTTTTCTTCAATCGGATCAATAAGCATGTCAATGAGTGCTGTGTTTCTCGATCCAGCGTGCGGCCTGAGCGCACCGCCACCCATAACAGGCAGCGGCACGCACCAGAGCCCTCAGATTGACCGTCAGGGGCGCCTCTGAGTTCCAGACCGACTCGATAATGGCATCGGTTTCGGCGTCAGTCATCGGGCGTCAGGAGCACTGCCTGACCGCAGTAAGGGGCAAGATCACTGTTCATGAGAAGGTGCCTGGCCTCGATAGCCGACGCCGCCTGAAATGGACGGAAAATGTTCAGGCGAGGGATGTGAAAGACGTAGCGCTTGTCGTTCATTTTCTGTGTGGGTTTGGTTGTGATGCGCAACATACAAGATGCGCGAATGAAAAATAGCAGTAAAAGTAGCAGTCGCAATCAAAAGGCAGAAAGCATTTGCAAGCTTGTCGCGAAAGTTCATTTAACTAAATCCGTGAGGATGGGCGGTTTGTAGTTTGGCCCCTTCAGAACCTTCCCGTCGTCCCTGCGCATAACTTTTCCGTTTTCGTCAACCTTGCTCATGTTGCTCTCAAAAACGCGATGCAGCGCTTCGTCAAGATCCCAGCCGAGATATTCGGCCATTTGATAGCAGACGAAAACAAGATCAGCCAATTCTTTGAGAAAATCTTCTCTTGCTGCTGTAGCGCCACGGCTGCCTTCGTATGAAAAGCTTGCAACCATTGTTTCGTTATATTCTTCGCGAATCAATAATCGCTGCAATTCAAATTGATCTCGATTCCAGTCTTTTGGAAGCCCAAAAACTTCCCTGAATTTCCGTGCCTGTTCTTGAAGGGTTCGCATGGTTGAAATGGCAAAACAAAGGCCCCGCCGAAACGGGGCCGATTTGTCCGGCTGTGATCAGATCACAGATCGAGATCGTCGCCCTCGTCAGCGGCGTCTGCATCGCCCTCAAAGGCGGTCAGAACGATCTTGCCTTCCTCGGCAGTCACTTGCACCTTGGAGCCGGGGCCAAAGCCAGCAATGCTGCTGTGACGGTTGCCGACGACGCAGTTGCCGGTCTTGCCAACGGTGATCACGGGCTGACGACCACGGCGAACGGTGTAAGAGCGACGGTTGGAGGGCGGCACATAACCAGTGCTGGCCTCGGTCATCGCCTTGAAGAAGGCAGGCTTGTGATAACGGGTCTCGCTCTCGCCAGTTTCGTTATCGGTTACAAGGGTGTAGTAACCAGTTGCAAAAAGAACTTCCTCGATGGGATCTTCTTTGTGCGCAGCAACGTAGTCAAGCAGAGCCTGACCCGTCATCTTGTCGCCCTTGACTTTGGTTTTACCCACTTCAGGAGCTTCGGTTTCTTCGATTTCAGGAGCGAGAGTTGCAGGTGCCATTTCGGAATCAACGGGATCTAGGACGTTTTCTGCGCCCTGTTTTTTGCGAGCCATAACGGCTGGTGTGGTTGACCGATGCAAAATAACACGGCAACCGGGCTTTTGCAAGTATCGCTCGTCAGGGAGCAAATACAAAAGCCGCCCCACCAGCTGCTGCTTCATTTAGGCGCGTCACTGTTACGTGAACGCCAGGAACGCCATCCGGCTTGCAATAAAGCTTGATGGACGAAGCGGCGACAATTAAGGCGTCGTCATCGTAACATACTTTTGTAAGAGCGTCGCCACATGCGCGTAACAGTTTGTCGGCGTCGCCCAACTTGCTGTGAAAAACGGGCGCGTTCGATTTCAGTTCGCCCTTGGCGTTGAAATGGGCCTTCGGGCGCGGCATGTAAAAAACGGCGTGCAGGGCGTACAGGCCATTCGTCTGCCACATGTTTGGGCGCATGATCAGGGCCATGCGACCGATACTGCTGCGCCACTGGTGAAGCCCTTTTGACTGCTCGACCATCGCCACGGCCACGCGCTGTTTCCCGTTCGCATCGGTCCAGGTCCGACCGAAAGCGCTTTTGGAGCCCTGGGTCTCAGGTTTTCCGGCGACGAAGAAAGAGAAGCTTTGCTCAGCGCACTCTTCAAAGTTGGTCAGCAGGTTCAGCGTCACTTTTTTGCTGATCCTCTTTGTAAAGCTCGATCAACCTAGCAACGATGACACGAATGTGATATTTATCGAATCTCTCGTAAAGCTTTTCTGCTATTTTCCTGCAGCCATCTGCCGATACAAACCGCAAGTGTTTGATTGGCTTGAGCTTTTCTTCTCTGTTTCTTAGCAGATAGTGATCGCAGCAAACGAATACATCTTTGAATTTTCTTCCTGCGCCTATGTCTTGAAGTAAATGCGGGTAGTCGAAATAGAGCATACACAGAAGCCTGTATGCCTCATACTTTTTAAGCTTTTGCGATCGAGGCATGTATCGAATACACGTCTTCAGCCTCTTGAACTCAAAATACTCACCAGGAAAATTAAATCGCTCATCTTCGTTTTTCAGCCAATTGATCAGCTTTGACGCATATTGAGTTTGTGTTTTATCTTGTATTGCAACTTTTGCGCAATTAGCGAGAAACTGATTGATGCTTTTCGACGTGATGCCCAGCCCGTATGTGTAGTTGTAGAAAAAATCAATAATGCCGCTGAGCTTTGCGTCTTTACCGTTAAAGGTTTTATATCCTAGGTACGTTTTTCTGCTCATTATTTTGCACATTGTCACGAAGAACGGCTCTGAATACTGACCGTTCATCACCGTTGACAAGTGCAGTCGCGCTTCTGCTACAAGTCGTGCGTCGTAAAAAATATCGTCCTTAGCCGTGGGCATTAGCAAGTGCTAGATCAATTTTTGCCCGAAACTCTTCAAGAGTTCCGTCGTTTTCGATGATCCTATCAAATCCATCCCACTCGTCTAGCGCACCTTCTGATACGTGAGACCAATCATGCCCTGCGGATGGCCGAACAATTTTCCACATTTCGCCACCCATTTCTTTTACCGCCTCGGCTTCGTTTAGGAAGCGAACGTCATCAGCGATTACAGCATCAAGCTTTGAAGCCCTTGCTTTCCACGCACGAATCCAAACATCATCGCAAACATAATCTCTGCCCCATTGTGTGCCAAGAGTCTGCAAAAGATAACGGCAGCTTGCATTGAGTTCTTTTATGACAACAGCTTTGTCAACCCATGCAAGTTTTATTGCTTGTTCTTTTTCGTATCCAAAGCTCATCAGAAATTCAGTGATCATTCTTTTCAGCGGCTCGGCGAAGCTGACTGGCTGATAACCCTTGTGAACCAATACCGTTGCCGCCAATGTCTTGCCAGACTGAGGGGCGGGACTATAAATACCGATTAGCTTTTTGGGCATTGAAGTTCTGCGTGCATTTCAGGATACAAGAAAACCCCCTTTCGGGGGCTTTCCAGCTTGGACTTACAGGCATTTTGTCTTAGTGAGGCCCAGAAGCCTATGGGTTGGCTGGAACCGCCTCACTCCGCGATCAGACCCCGAGACGTTGCGGACGCCGTGACCTTGCAAGCTACCGCCTGGCCCGAGCAGTAGAGGTGTTGGCGAGGGGGAGACAAAACAGCAGCGACAGGGATCAATACCTGCTGTGCCCTGCCAAGAGATCAGAACGCTACATCTTCATCAGATACGGAAGAGCCGCGCTTGCTTGCATAACGCTCTTCACCAGGGCCACTGTTTTCAGGAATGGTGAAATGAAAACCATCCATGTAAATGGCGTAGTAAGGAGTGTTATCCTTCTTAGATTCTTTTTGAAGCACGTTTTTGATAAGGCCAGTAATGGTAACCTGGCGACCATCTTGATTGATGTAGCGCTGAGCTAGTTCAATCTTCTTGCCGTAAAAAACAGCGTTAACAAAGTACGACTGTTTGCCGTTGCCAGACTTGCAACGAATAGAAACAGTTGCAGTTTTGCCGTAGTCAGTGTCTTTGACTTGAATCTCGCCAGTCGTATAACCGGTTGCGGTGAGAATCATGATTCAGTGAGCCGAGGAAAAGTGGTGTTTTCAAGGGAGCAATAAGCTTTGTAGCGCTCGATGAACTCTTGCGCTGCAGCCTTTAACTCCTGTTTGTTAAGGACGTGAATGTGTGGCTCACGCCAGTCGTAACAAATGCAGATTACACCCTGAGTTATTTCCGTGTCAAGTTCTC